ACACGTATTTGTAAGGATTCTTCAGTACATATTGAAGGCACAGATTTTAGGTTGTGTTATTCAAGTACTGGAGGTTCTTATCGTAATTTGCTTAAATTTTTCCCACTTGGTGATATTGTTGCACATCCATTTAAGATGATATGGAGGCAAAGAAGTGGAGAAATGATAACAGCGCATGGAATGTGTGAAGCTGGCATTGTGTCCAACGGTTCATGTTCTTTTAAGGGAGGCGTTTACAAAAACCTCTCAATGAACACGTTTGGCGGATTATGTGGAGCGACACTGATTTCGGAAACTAGAACACCTATGATAACAGGATTGCATTTAGGTGGAAAGGACGGACAACCATTTGGTTGCATGGGTACTTTAACTCATCAGCAATTAGTGGATGCTATTCAATATGTTAGGAGTATTGAAGGCGTATTGCGAACCGGTGATGGTGAGCACTTTACACAGAAAGTATTAGGTGTTGAAGTGACCACACAAGGCGGTTTACATGAAAAGAGTCCTGTTAATTTTCTACCGGAAGGATCACAATTTTCGTATTATGGTTCATGTTCTGGAGCGGTTACATCTAGGTCTGATGTTAGGCGTACACCAATATCTCAATATGTGACGGAAGTTACAGGCGTTGAGAATATTTGGGGTGCTCCTAAAATGAAGCCCGAATGGTATGGCTGGCAGTTGGCGATGGCTAATGCTAGCGAACCAGGTGAACCTTTTCCACATAAGTTATTGAATATAGCTATTCACGATTACAAAACACCATTAATTAAATTGGTGAATAAGTTAAAGTGGAAAGTTGTACCATTAACAGATATGGAAAATGTTAACGGCATACCAGGTTGTAGATTCGTGGATGCAATTAATTTTAAGACATCTATTGGATACCCTTTGAAGGGGCCTAAGTCAAGGTACGTTATAGACTTAGAACCTACGGAAGAGGGGCTTCCACAGAGAATGTTTACGCAAGAAATTATGGATGAAATTGAAAGAGTTTTAGGCTTTTACAAGTGCGGACAACGTGCTTATACAATAGCCAAGGCTTGTAAGAAAGATGAAGCGTTACCTGTTGCTAAGGGAAAGTGCAGGATATTTTATGGTAATCCAATAGCTCTCACATTTTTAGTGAGAAGATATTATTTACCAGTTATACGTTTCCTTCAAATGAATCCATTAATTTCTGAGTGTGCAGTCGGAATTAATTGTCATGGTCCGGAATGGGAGGAATTTTACGAACATGTTATGACATTTGGTGATAAAAGGTTATTTGGCGGAGATTACAGTAAGTATGACCAAAAATTACCTTCACAATTGTTAATAGCTTCGTTGCGTATTTTAATTGACTTGGCGGAAGTCATGGGCTATAGTCAGGAAGATAGAGATATCATGAGTGCTATGGCTGGTGATATTGTGTATTCACTAATAGCTTTTAATGGCGATTTAGTGGGTTTGCAATCAGGCACACATATTTCAGGAAATTCATTAACAGTGATATTGAATGGAATTTGTGGTAGTTTGAATTTGCGAGCTTATTTTTATACACAGTATTCATCAGACATAAAGTTTCGTGATGCTGCTAA